TAAACCCTTGATATTACAGGGTTTTGAGAGAGCAAGTGTCAAATATGTGTCAAGAGAATAATTCTCTGACACGTTGACCTTGCTCTTTTTTATGTTCTTCTAATAAATGCGAATACGTGTCTAATGTTTGTGATATAGTAGCGTGTCCTAAACGTTTACTTATATATTCAATTGGTATTCCTTTAGATAATAAATAAGAAGTGTGTGTGTGTCTAAGTGAATAGGGTGTGATGTTATTATCGTTTAATCCAATTACTTGTTTAGTGTGGTTAAAAGCGTTGCTTATGGCTGTATGACTAACGTTAAACAACTTACCATTAATACGACGAGGCAATTTTGATAATTTTGTATTAATATGTGTAATATCTTTTGGATTAACTTCAACATCTCGTTTTGAATTTTTCGTTTTTGTTCCTGGAAGATGAACGACTCCAGGTGCTTTATTTAAATCTTTGTACGTCATGTTGATCACATCACTATATCTCGCACCGGTTATCGATAATATATATAGAAATATATAACTCTCTTCATTTCTTGATTTAAAATAATCCATCATTGCTAAATAATCTTTAATAGTTATATATTTAAATTTTTCATCTTTCGCTTTTTCGGTTCCATTAACAGTTACATTATAAGTAGGGTCTTTCCTTAAATAACCATCATAAACTGCATCTCTAATACATCTCATTAAGCATCCGTGTACTTTTCTTACTGTTTCATCTGTACGCCCTTTACCGTAGCTATTTAAAAACTTCTGATATTCTGTTCGAGTAATATTTTTCACTAACATGTGTTCTCCGAAGTGTTCGGTAAATAACTTGATAGCTCTTTCATACCAATAAAATTGTTTGGTAGATAACTGTTTCTTATTTTTAATTTCAATCCAGTCATTATAATAATCAACAAACCTTTTACTTTCTTCTATGTGGTTTCCATCTTCTAAATCTCTAATTAATTGTTGCGCTGCATTAGTGGCTTCTGCTTTAGTTTTGAATCCAGATTTACGTTTCTTCCCCGATTTTAAACTAGGGTGTTTAACGTCGTACTGCCACGATGAACTTGTTTTATTTTTACGTTTATTAACTGTAAATGTTGCCATTTTGTCTATTCCTCCTCAAAAAAAGTAAAAAATAATAAGGGTAGGCGTGCTACCCGTTAAATTATCAATATCCATTTGCTTTATCGTTAGCTATTACGTCAGGATCACTAGGAGGTTCTGCACCTTCCTTAGCTTTTTGCGCTTTTTCCTTACTTCCGTAAATTTCTTCTGAATAAGGATCAAATAGTCCTGCATCAGTTCCTGTTGTTTGATTGTTTTGTCTTGGTTGTTCGCTAAATTGCTGTACTTGCTCGTTGGTGCTTTGTTGTTGATTACTTCGCGCATAATCTCGTTCTGTTTGAGTGTTATTCACTTGAGGTTGTTGTGTTTGTTGATTGGCTTGCGTATTTTTATTAGACTGTTGTTGTTCGGAAGACTGACTATTATCTTCTTTATATTTTTTATCTTTAGCTTTTTCTTTTTTATCCTTTTTTGTGTCATTCAACTTCTTATCTGACTTACTTTCAGATTTCTTATTTTTATCTTTATTTGAGTTATCCCCATCTTGTCCACATGCGCCTAATACTAATAAACTTGCTAAAATTAAAAATAAAAACTTTTTCATAATGCAACCTCTCTTAATTTTTATTTGCTATTTCTTTTAATAAACTAATTATTTCTTCATTTTGTTTTAAAACTTTATGATTTTGATTTAACAAATCATTATGTTGTTTTATCAAAGTGTCCAATTGAGCTATTTGTATGAAATTTTGCTTTTGTTGAGACATATAGTAATTATATGTAGCTTGTTTTTCCATGTTAAAAGTTATTTTCCCAAAAGCATGATAGAAATTATCAAAATTGGCATCTATTCTTTGCTTATTAAACGCTTTTTTAGTAGTGTCAGTAGGATCGTTAATACCTTGAGTTTTAAAGAACTTGTTCAATTTGTCATTATTAGCTTTTACAAATGCGTTCTCATGCGTTGGATCAATTTCTTTAACTTTTGATGTGATAGTTGAAATACATTTATCTTTATCTTGTTTATAAAGATTAATATACTCTCTCTTTTCATTAACAGATAAATTATCCCAGTAACTTTTTTCAGTTTTATCTAATTTAGATTTGATATCTGCTTCTCTCATACTTTCTCTAAATCCTAATACTTCGTTCATATGTTCCTCCTTATTCTATCTCTTTATATTCAAACACACGTAATGGTTCAAACTGAATTAAATAAGTTCCATATTGTGTGTAAATACCATATTTATTTTTATAGTGTTCAAGTATATCTGACACATGCTCTTCACTTAATTGAGCATATTCAGCTAGTTCATATAAGTTACTTACACCGTAGTGGTATGCTTCCACAATAATGTGTAGGGGAAGCGCTGCCTCGTACCCGTGACGCCTAGCGTAGTTTTCAAATTTGCGATTTATGTCTTTAGATTGATCTAAGATATTCCCGTATGTAAGTTTGTGATGTGCGAGTTCTTCGTAGAGAACTTCGGCTTTGCGTGTTTCGGATAAATCTTTATCTATCAATATTATGCCGTCTTTATAGAAACCACTATACCCATCAGGTAGCGAATGCGTATCTTTAATTTTAATGTGTTCATTCTCAGCAAGTAATTGTTCGTAACGTGACATTAAAACCAGTCCCTTTATTTATCTTCGTTTTTAAATCTATCAATTAAACTCATTATGTAATCCACGTCTTCTTGTTTAAGTTCGCCCTCTAAATGAGCTGCTAATGTTTGTGGTTGTTCGATTTTTATTTCTTTTCTTCCACTTAACTCATCCAAAGATACATTAAAGTAATCTGACAAGGCACTAGCATGTTCCATCGAAGGGCTAGTAATACCTTTTTCCCATCTGTCTATTGATGCTTTCGAAAATTTAACTTCATATTTTGTATTAAGTCTATCGCTCAATTCTTTTAATGATAAGTTGCGGGATTTTCTTAACTTACTTAGGTTGTCTGAGAAATTAGTCATATTTTTTACTCCTTGTTTGTGTTTTACAAACTTATTATATAAGTTTGTTCTCATATTTGCAACACATTTTACAAATTAATTTCTCAAAAATGAAATTTATTTGTTGACATCGAAATAACTGACCTGTATAGTAATCAGTGTAATCTCATAAATGAGACGAAAGAGGTGATTACAACATGAACAAAAAGAGATATCAAGGTTTAAGGAATTTCATTGATGAGAGTGAATATTCTCATAAAGACGTAGCTAATATGATTGGTATGAACCCTGCACGCTTCAGTCAAAAGATAAATAAAAACAAAAGTAATTTTACTATTGATGAAGCTAGTGCTATATGTGATGTTTTGGATATTAGCATGGATGATTATTTTTTTAATCACGACGTCTCAAAAATGAAACGAGAACCACAAACAACTTAAAGGAGGCATAACATGAATGTTTTATACAAAATGCCCCTCCTCATCACAATGGCAGTTGTGACGTGGAAGGTCGTAAAGATTGAGAAAAACACAAGATTTAAACTTAGAAATTTTGTTTATCCAAATATTGATAACACTCAAAGTAAAACATTAATGAATATTGCTAATCACGATCTAAAAGATATTTAACTGTATTCAAAATTTTCATATCTTGTTGGGCTTTTAAGCTCTCGTATAAAGCAATTGAATAAATAATTTCGTAAGTTACGTTTTCAGGAGCATCTTCTTTCAACTTATTTATTCTATCTCTAAGAAAGTCACTGTCACCACCGAATTCTTTTTCGGCTTGATTACTAAGTTCACCAAAGAAATTTTGAAAATCATTAAAATCCATAGTTATTCCCCCTTTCTTTAAAGGATAACTAAATTATACATGAAAGGAGAGATAGGAATGGAATACATCGGCTTTGCAGACGCAAACGAATTTGTAAAAGTGAGTGGCATTTCTAAGAACGACTTAGAAAAACACGTTTATTCAAATAAAGAGTTTCAACAATCTTGTATGTATCGATTTGGAAAGAATCACAAACGCTACATCAAAATTAGACCAGCAATTGATTTTATTGAACAAAATATATTAGTACCAGAAACGGCATTATAAAGGAGAACTTTAAATGAAATACCTATTAAGCTACATGACTATGTTTATCGCAATGATCATAACATTACTTTTAGGAGGTGGTTTCACAACAGTATTAGGGATTTCAATGCTAACCCTTATCTTTAGCACATTCTTCTGGGAGAAGTGGCTTGAGATAACAAAAAAGACTGAAACTTGCGCCAACAAGTAACAGTCGAAGATTTTTAAAAATATATGTACTTAAAATTTACAACTAAATAAGGAGGTCGTCAAGTTGAAACACAAATTACTAAAAATTGCTAACGACTTAAATACATTAATTATATACAGCAAAGAAAATGTTGAATGTTCTTTCGAAACAGGTGTTTGTGAAGATGAAGTGATTTTATTCTTCCATCATTACTCAGATGAGTATAACACAGAAGTTAAAAATATTTTGTTCGCTGAATATCATACATCAGAAGCACTTCATGACAAATTCGAACTAGCTAAAAAAGTGATTAAAGGAGAGTGTTTGATCGATGAGTAACATTTACCAAATTAACGATAAATTCTTATCAGTTTTAAACATGGCTGATGAAGATGTTGACCCACAAGTTATACAAGACACACTGGACTCGATTGAATTAGAACTAAACGAAAAAGTAGATAACATTGTTGGACTTAAACGTAGTGTTGATTCAGATGTGGACGCTATAGACAAAGAACTTAAACGTCTACAAGAGTTAAAAAAATCAAAAGTAAAATTTTCAGACCGTTTGAAAGGTTATCTTTCTGACATGCTAGACCAACGCCAATTAGATAATTACAGAACATCTAAGAATTACATTTACAAACGTAAAAATGGTGCGAGTAAAGATGTAGTAGATGAATCTAAAATACCTAAAGAATACTGGGTTTCACAAGCGCCTAAACTAAATTCAAAAATGCTAACTGATGACTTAAAGGCAGGTAAAGAAATACCAGGTGCGCAACTAAAACAAACAGTTAGTCTGGTGGTGAAGTAGATGACATTTAACATTTCAAACGCTAAAGAAATCACCACAGATAAATCAACGTATCTCATATACGCAAAACCTGGTACAGGAAAAACACACACATTAAATTTTTTACCTGGCAAAACACTTTATATCAATGTAGATAAATCAGAACGACCTTTAAAAGGTAATGAGAACATAGATATTTTAGAATTCAACACTCATGAAGCTTGGGAAGAGTGGGGCGAATTAATGAAATGGCTTAGTAAAAATAAAGAAACAGTTGATCAATACGACACAATCGTCATTGACAACATATCAGAGTTGTTCCGTTCAATGCTCGCTAATTTAGGGCGTAACGGTAAAAACGAACGTGTTCCAGAAATGTCACATTATCAACGTGTAGACTTCTTTACAATTGATAGCTTGCGTTTCTTACAGTCACTAGGAAAACGACTTGTATTTATTGCTTGGGAAACAAACTTCGAATCTTATACACCAGCAGGACAACAAATTACTCAAGCAGTACCAGATATTCGTAAAACCATTCGTGATAATGTCGCAGGACTTTGCCAAGTTGTTGCACGATTAGTTTTCAATGAAAAATCAGGTAAACGTGGATTTATATTAAGTCCTAGCAACAATGTATTTGCTAAAAATCAACTAGATAATAGAGAACATTGCTTGCAAGAGGATTTGTTTAAAGTGGGTGATGTGGATGATACCACTACGTGATTATCAGGAAGAATTGCTAAACGGACTGTATAAAAGTATTGCGAATAATAATAAAAACATCATGGTACAAAGCCCCGCAGGCAGCGGTAAGACTGTCACTATGAGTGAGTTGACACGAAGAGCTAATAACAAGAAAAATCGAGTGTTATGCATCGTCCACAGGGATGAGATTGTTAATCAAATCAAAAACACCATGGAAGCAAACGATGTGAATTGGGATTATTGCGAAGTCGGCATGGTGCAGACAATTGCCAACAGGATTAAAAAAAATCTTATTCAGAAACCTGACATAATCATTATAGATGAAGCGCATCATGCATTATCAAACACGTATCAAAAAATTATTAGCTCATTTCCTGATACTTATATTATCGGATTTACCGCAACTCCTTACCGTTTAAACGGACAAGGATTTAAAGAATCGTTTCAAGATATTGTATTAGGAAAATCTGTGAAGTGGCTAATTGAAAAAAAACGTCTAGCACCGTACAAATATTTTTCGATTGATCTGATTAATCATGAGAAATTAAAAAAACAGCGTGGTGAGTTCAGTCAGAAATCAATCGAAGAAGCATTCAATAAAAAGATATATGGAGACGTTTTAAAAAATTATGAGAAATATGCTAAAGGCCTTAAAACGATTGTTTATGCCTATAATGTAGAATCGAGCAAACGTGTAGCAGAACAGTTTAAAAACAAAGGTTATAATGCTTACCATTTAGACGGTAATGCAAAAACACATGAGAGATTAGAAGTTGTTCAGAAATTCAGAGATGGTGAGATTGATATTCTTACAAACGCAGAATTATTCGGGGAAGGCTTCGATATTCCAGATTGTCATTGTGTGATACTTCTGAGACCTACCGAATCACTTAGTCTATTCATTCAACAGACGATGCGTGCTATGCGTTATCAACTGAATAAAGAGGCAATCATCATTGACTTGGTCAACAACTGGAGTACACATCAACTACCGGATTCTGATAGAGATTGGGTAGCTTACTTTGAAGGGAAACCCCCTCGAGAAAAATCTGAAATCCCAGCTAAAGTATGTGGCGCAGAAGATTGTTTCAATGTCATGCCGTCTTCTCAAAAAGAATGCGATGTATGCGGTTATGTATTTGAAAGCAATAGTTCAAAGCAGAATTACGACTTAGAAGAAGCAGAGTTAGAAGAAATCACAGAAGATAAAATTATTAAGATGGCTTTTAAACAACCAAGTGACTGCAAAAATATGGAAGAACTTTACGAATTAGCAGAAACACTGAATTACAAACCTGGTTGGGCATATTATCAAGGAAAACATTTAGGATTTATATAAAAAAAGGAGAATTTTAATTATGACAAACATTACTTTAAACATGGAAGATACTTTTGACGGAGGAATTCAAGATGGAACATACGAAACGGTTATTACAAAATTTGAAGAAAATGCAACACAAGCAGGAACTGAATATGTAGATGTGAGATTAACAATTAGAAATGATATTGATCAAAAATACAAAAATAGCATTGTGTTTCATCGCATTTGGAAAGCAAAAGCAACAGGCAAATACGATATGCGTTTCTTTAATACAATCGGAGCTGCAGCTCAATTACAACAAGGCAAACAATATTCATCAATTGAAGAGTTATTCAAAGACTTCCTAGGTAAACCCGTACGTGTCACTGTTAAGAATGAAACATCAGAATACAACGGTAAAACATATGAAAATTTAAATGTTAAACGTTGGGAAAAAACGAAATTCCCTGAATTGGCACATAAATTTAAAACTGAAGATGGTGGTAATCCGTTTGCAGGCGCAGATGTGATTGACGATAACGAAGACTACCCATTCTAAAGCAGTGAGGGATTATCCCTTTCTTGCTTACTTAAAAAGGAGTTATACACATGTATGAAGAAATTCCAATAGATTTAATGGAACGAGATACATGGGTCTGTTGGAAGATTGAAGAAACAGCTAATGGCCGAAAAACAAAAAGGCCGATAAATCCCAACACAGGCTCATATGCAAAAAGCAACGACTCCTCCACATGGAGTGATTACGAAACAGCAGTTGAAATGTCGAAGAATTTCGACGGCATCGGTTTTATGTTAGGTGATGGTATTTTTGGAATCGATATTGACGGTGTAGAAAAAGAAATACAAGAATACCTCGCTAATGAAGATGTAGACAATATTGTCGGAGAATTTATTGAAACAATGGAAAGTTATGCAGAAATATCTCCGAGCGGTAAAGGCATTCACATTTTAGTCAAGGGTGAATTGCCTAAAGGAGGAAGACGACGCGGCAATGTAGAAATGTATGAAGAATTGAGATTTTTAACATTTACGGGTTTCCGCATCGGACGTTTTAAGGAAATCGCAGTAGATGAAATGGGCAAGATTAACTACCTGCACAATAAATATATTGCTCAACCAGAATCAGAAACAAAGCAGATCAACACCACAAAAGGTACAGGCAATGATTTATCGGCAGAAGAATTGATTGATATAGCTAAAAAATCAAAAAACGGACTACGTTTTACCACATTGTTTGAAGGTGACTGGACACAGTTTTATGATTCCCAATCTGAAGCAGATATGGCTTTCGCCAACGACTTAGCTTTTTGGACTGCAAGAGATGCATCGAAGATGGACGACATATTCAGAAAGTCCAACCTCTACCGCGACAAGTGGGATGAGATGAGAGGGAAAGACACTTACGGCAATATCACAATCAATAATGCGATCGATTCTTGTACGAATGAATTTATACCAGAAAAGACAGAAAATGATTTTCAGATTTTTATTATGGATGATGCAGTCAAACCTGTAAAAAAAGATAAACGTTATTCATACGATGACACAGGCAACGCAGAACGTCTTAAGGATAGGTTCGGAAGTTTTATACGTTACAACTACACTTCTAAAAATTGGATGTTCTACGACAGCAAACGTTGGCGTATTGATGACGCAGGCAAAATGAAGGGTTTAGTCGACAAAGTAATCGCCGGTTTGAAAAACGAAAAAATTTCAGATTCGTATGACGGCTATGACACTGAAGAAATTAAAAAATTCAGAACACGACATTGGAAAGATTCGCGTAATCATAATAAAAAGGAAAACATGTTGAAAGAATGTCAGCACTTATTACCTATCCACAATCATGTTTTTGATTCGGATTTCACGTTATTTAATACACAGAATGGCTACATCGATTTAAATACAGGTCAGTTGTTGGAACATGACAAAAATAAATTCTTCACAAAAATTTCTAAGTGCGAGTATACAGATAACGCAGATTGTCCGAAATGGGAAGACTTTTTAAACGACATTTTCTTAGGAAATCAAGAATTAATTAAATTTATTCAACGTTGTGTAGGTTATTCATTATCAGGATACACTTCAGAACAAGTTTTATTTGTATTACTTGGTAACGGAAGAAACGGCAAATCAGTGTTTTTAGATATTATAAATGAAGTTTTTGGAAATTATGCAACTAACATCCGTCCTCAGGCTATTATGGCAAACAATCAAAAATCGGATGCCAGTCCAGAAATTGCCAAGTTAGACGGTGCAAGATTTGTAACAACCACAGAGCCTAATGAAGGTGATCGATTTGATGAAGGATTAATCAAGCAGCTTACAGGCGGAGATAAAGTTACAGCACGTAAACTTTACGAAAATGAATTTGAATTTGTACCGCAATTGAAACTGTGGATGGCAACCAACCACAAGCCTTATGTACGCGGCACAGATGAAGGAATTTGGCGTAGGTTCGTCATTATACCTTTCGATAAACAAATACCGCTTAAAGAGGTCGACAGAGACCTTACAAATAAATTAAAAAAAGAATTACCTGCCATTATGAAATGGTGTGTTGAGGGTTATCTTGAGTGGCAGAAAATCGGATTGGCCGAACCTCAAAGCGTCAAAGCGCAGAGAGATGAGTACCGTACAGAAATGGATAGTACAGAATTGTTTTTACGTGATGTTTGTGAAATGGGAGAAACTAAGTTTATTAGAACCAGTCATCTTTACAAAGCGTATGATATTTGGGCCAGAGATAATCATCAATATAGAATGAGTAGCAGAAAATTCAGAAATGAAATGGAAAAGAAATTTTCAGTAAAAAAATCAAGTCATGAATATTATCAAGGTGTTCAAGTTGAAGACGAAGATTATAAACCAGGATTTACAATAAGGAATTACTAAAATTTGGGAGTGAAAAAGACGTTAGGGAGTTAATTGGGAATGAATTTTAGTATTCACTCCCAACCATAAATGTTGTCATACCAATACTTTATACTACTTTTATTCTTCTAATGGGATTAATGGGAATAATAAAATAAAAGTAGATACTAAAAAAATATAAGTGTAAATAATATAGAAAAGTTTATAAAACTTATTCCCCAATTCCCAAATGAGTTAAAAACATTGATATGACAACGTTTAACGCTCCCTACAATCATTCCCAAACTTCCCATTTATTCCCAAATTATAAGGAGAGATGAAATATGAGCGATAAATATGTACAAATTATGCCGGCACCTAATAATTTATATGCTATTTATGAAGATGATGGTGAAGAAATAGAATCAAGAATCGTTATGTTTGCTTTGAGTGAAGATGGCGACATTACGATGTTAGACATAGATAAAAATGGTTGGTTGGATGAAGCTATTACTGCATGTAACTTTAAAAGAGTTGAATATCGATGACAGAACAAGATATACAAAATTTAATACGAATTGCTGCATCAAAAGAAAACATTATTTTCAGAGCAAATGTGGGCAAAGTACGAACGGCAGACGGAAGGTTTTTTGATACAGGTTTGCCTCAAGGATTTTGTGATTTATTTGGTTTCAGACCAGATGGACAGATATTTTTTATAGAAGTTAAGAAACCCGGCGGAAAAATTAGAGATAAGCAAATTAAGTTTATTGAAACAGTTAAAAAAAAGGGTGCGCTTGCAGGTGTTGCTTACTCTGTGCAAGATGCAATCAAAATTATAGAAGGTGATTAGTAAAGTTTTATTTATTTAATGGCAAGCGTCGTACCTTTAACTGATGATATTTATAACTTAGGTAACTTAGCAGGTATGCACTTTCAAAAGGTATTCAATGACAATGTTAATACTGAAAAAAGAACACAATTTACATCGTGTGGAGGAGATAGAGTGAATGTGAGAGAGGAAACCGTCACGGTAAACGCTACAGTGAAAATCAAATGCAAGTTTCCGGTATGGCTTAATAAGTATACTACTGTAGAAGATGAAAAAGAGAAGTTACTTGATGTGATTGCGGAGAACCCAGAAAAAGAATTGATGAATGAGAATTTTGAATTTGTAGATTTAATTGAGGTGGACTAAATGAAAAACATTAGAGTAGGTAAACAAACTTTTGTGATGACTGAAAAAGATGAAAAGAAAATGGAAGAAAGTGGAATAAACATGTTCTCTTTGAGACAAAGAATAAATAAGGGCTGGGATTTTTATGACGCAATTGAAGCGCCAGTCGGTATGCGTCGCAAAGAGTGGAATGCACTAAAAAGAATGGAACGATTAGAGGAAATGAGAGAAGTTGAAAGTTTAAAAGAACGTATCCAAAGACGAAGAATGGAAGAACTAAGACGTAAGAAACCTCACTTGTTCAATGTACCCCAAAAACACCCTCGTGGTAAGTGGTGCAAACATCTTATGGAGAATGACATATTTCCTAAGAAGGTGGTTGGGTAAATGGAGGGAGTTTCATTTCATGAATTGCAGGTTGGCGATAACATTTGGTTTAAAAGTCCATATGCCTCATTTAGCCACTGGGGGACTGTAGAGAGCCTTAATTATAATTTTGAAGGTAAATCATACGTGAATGTAAAAGTGGGCGTAGAAACGGTTCTGAGAGCTTATGAGAACTACACATTTATTAAGGAGGATTAAGAATGACGGACAGAACAATGATCTATTTAGGTGGCGACATGCTAAGTATAGGACAACAAATGCGACGTGAGTGGGAGAAACAAGAGTTACAGCGATTAGGTTTTAAAGTTTACGCACCACATGACGATAAAGACATTAACGATAAAGAAAATGCTAAGCAAGATAAACTAGCAGAACGTATTGTAGCTAACGATACATTAGGCATGGAAACAAGCGGTGTAATGATATTCGACTACTTACCACATGCACAAGGGACAATTTGCGAAATGGGGTATGCACAGCACCTTAAAAGAACAAGTGAGAAGGATATTAAAATTTATGTTCAATGTACTGACATCAGACAAGGGACAGGTCATATACCAGACAAACAAGACAGAATGGAGTTCAGCATCAATCAATATGTGTATGGCGTGATTATGGATGTCACTGACGGTAGAGGTATTCAAACGTTTGATGAGATATGTGAGGAGTTGGTGAGATGAACGCAGAAACACAATTTCATGTCAGTGTAATGAATGCGAGATTAAAGAAAGTTAAAAAACAACGTGACGAATACAAAAAGCAACGTGATGAACTTATTAAAGATATAGCTTTATTACATAAACAATTGGAGGACAGATAAAAATGACTAACACTTTAGAAATTAAATTATTATCAGAGAACGCAACAACGCCAACACGAGCTAACGAATTTGACTCTGGTTTGGACTTATATGTATCAGAAACAATCACTATTCCTGCACACACAACTAAAGTGGTTAAAACAGATATAGCAATTAATCTACCTTATGGGTACGAGGGACAAGTGAGACCACGTTCAGGCAAATCACTTAAAACGAAGTTACGTGTAGCATTAGGAACTATAGATAAAACGTATCATAAAGAAATAGGTATCATCACAGACAATATAGGTGATGAGGATATCACAGTAGAAAAAGGTGAAAGACTAGCACAGTTAGTTGTAGCACCAGTTGTATATCCTACACCCAAGCAGGTTGATTGGTTTGAAAAAGAAAGTGACAGAGGCGCATATGGAAGCACAGGAGAGTAAAGATATAGTAGCAGAGATTAAAAGAATACTAGGTAAGGAGTGAATAAGTTGATTAAACGAGTATTAAAAATTTGGTTTACTATCGCTATGTATGAATTAGGTAAGTACATTACCAATCAGATTATCATTAAGTTACAGAGTGAAGATGATATTGACACATTCAACCAAACAGATCATGCACACTTGAATATGGAGGTAAGTAAATGATGTGGATAACAATATCAATCATACTCGCAATAGTATTGCTTTTCGTGTTAGGTAACAATGCTATGCTGCGTAATGAATTAGATGCACTTAAATACACAAACGTATATCTCTTTAGCAAGTTTGTAAGAGAAAGTGATATAGAAGATATTGAACGTGAGATTGAGAGAGCGAAGAAACAGTTTAAGTAATGGAGGTAGCGCATGAACTTAGGTAAGACAGATATACCAAAGCTGGAAGAGTACTGGGAGAAGTACGAAGATATGAAAGGGCAATTGGTGTTTAGAAGATATGAGTTGCTCTATCAACCTACTGATACTAATCATGGTGGTGGTAAGAGTAACTTGCCATCAAGTCCAGTAGAGAATGAAGTCACTAAGTTACACAGTGATTTGAAGTACACTAATCTTCAAGCAATCATACAAGCCATTGAAGATGTATATAACAACGCAACCAAAGAGCAGAGACTTATAGTTGATTATAGGTATTGGGAGAAAGACTTAACGGTATATGAATGGCCAGACATAGCACATGAGTTAACCAAAGATAGAGATGACAACAAGGTGATTAGTAGAGATGCAACACTTCGAATGCGCAATCAATTAATGAGAGAGACAGCTAAACGAATTGGTTGGGTAAGTTTTGATTGAAGCGCACTTCCGACATACTAGAAGTGCGGGTAGTCAATACCTTATTATGGTATTATCAAATAATATATGAACACAAGGCGCATCACATAGTGGTGTGTCTTTCTTTATTATACGAGGTTATATGATGGAAGATTATAACGAATTTAAAGCACGTAAACAATTCTATAATAGTAAAGCATGGAATGAAGTAAGGCAGCAGGTATTGAAACGTAGTAATTATGAATGTTCATGGTGCCGTGAAAAAGGAAAGGTAACAACCGATAATTTGGAAGTTGACCACATTAAAGAATTACAAGACAGACCAGATTTGAAATTGGATCCTGATAATTTACGTGTGTTGTGTAAAGCGTGTCACAACAAAAGGCACACACGTTTTCAATATGGAGGAAATCAATTTAAACCAAAAGAACAAAAGTGGCGAGATGAAAAATGGTAAAAACAAACTACCCCCGGCCCAAAACATTTCCCAATTATTTCCCAAGCGGGAGAACGGCGGGTGGGCTCTACTCCGCAACTTTTTGTGAAAATATCACATGAAACCTATACCCCCCTACCCGTATATGCAGAAAGGAGTGATTTTGTGAAAGTAAATGATAATGATAAGAATGTAATTAAAGAACGTAAGCGATTAGAGGCGATTTACAAAGATATCCCTTCCGAAAAGCTGAAAGTTGTTGAAGGTTTGATTATTCAGGCCGCGCGTTTACGTGTCATGCTTGATTACATGTGGAAGGATATCCAAGAAAATGGCGAATATAACATGTTCCAACAATCTCAAAACCTACCATCATACGAACGTGAACGTCCTGTGGCACGTTTATATAATACACGCGATCAATCATATCAACGTGTAATAAAACAACTTACAGACTTGTTACCAAAAGAAAATAAGCAAGTTGAAACAGATGAACCTGTTGATGATTACGTATGATTCATAACAAATACGTAGATGAATATATTCAACAATGGCGTGATGGCAAGATAGTCTTTAACCAGGAACGCATTGATTTAATCGAATATCTCGAAAAAGATGTACTTACTCTCTCGACTGTTCATTTCGAGGAAGAAAAAATAGAAAAGTGTATTAAGTTTATTGAGAAATGGTACTTTCCAACACAACCGTTCCAACGCTTTATTATTGCTTTCTTATTTTTAATAGATGAAGTTGAAGATACACCGTATTTCACTGAATTTGCTTTATTTATGGGTCGCGGTGCTGGTAAGAATGGTTTTATTAGCGCAATTAGTGACTTTTTAACCACTCCTATACATGGCATCAAGAAATACGACATTTCAATCGTTGCAAACAGTGAGGAACAAGCTAAAACATCATTTAATGAGGTATACGATGTTTTGTTAGAACATAAGCGTAATAAAACAGGGGAACGACCTAAAGCACCTTATGAAGTGAGTAAAACAGAAATAAAAAATCGTTCTACCGGTTCGATAATTAGATATAATACATCGAATACGAAGACGAAAGATGGCGGAAGAGAAGGTTGTGTCATCTTTGATGAGATTGCTATTTATGAAACTTCAGATATGGTAAACGTCAAACGTGGTGGTTTAGGTAAAGTTATTCACGATAGAACATTTTACATTTCTACAGATGGTTTTGTTCGTGAAGGATTTATGGACCAAATGAAAGAACGTGTCACAGAAGTATTGAAACGTAATAATCCGAATGACCGTATATTTCCGTTTTATTGCAAACTTGATGACCCTAAAGAAGTTGATAATGAACAGATGTGGGAGAAATCAAATCCGATGTTGCACCCTCCTCTAACAGGCTATGCTCGTAACTTAAAACGTAAGATTAAAGAGGAATATAACGTGTTACACATCAACCGCTCTAACAAACCAGAGTTCATGACTAAACGAATGAATTTACCTGAAGTTGATGAAGAAAAGGTAGTAGCGCCATGGGAAGAAATATTAGCTACAAATAAAGAATTTCCTAATCTTGAAAATAAAGCCTGCATTGGCGGTCTTGACTATGCGTTAGTTCGAGATTTTGCCAGTGTGGGTTTATTGTTTAGAGACAATGATACTTATTATTGGAAAACTCACTCATTCATTCGTCGAGAATTTTTGGAAACAACACATATGGAGCCTCCAATAGAGCAATGGGCAGACGACGGACTGTTAACAATCGTTGATGATGATGTAATTGATATTTCTTATATCGTTAATTGGTTTATACAACAACAAAGTAAATACAATTTAACGAAAGTAATATCAGATAACTTCAGAACTGACATTGTGAGACGGCCTTTTGAAGATGCAGGAATTCCGTTAGAGGTGATTAAAAACCCAACTGCTATACACGGTTTGTTAGCACCACGTATAGATACGATGTTTGCAAAAAAACAAGTCGTATTTGGTAATAATCCATTGATGAGATGGTTTACAAACAACGTCGCAGTTAAGATGCAACCAGATGGTAGTAAGAAATACATTAAGAAAGACGAAGTCAGACGTAAAACTGATGGATTCCACGCAATGTTACATGCGTTGTATAGAGCTGATGAAATATTAGAGTACGACCAACCATTTATCATGGACGCAATTAACTTTTAGGAGGTGATTAAAATTTCAATATTCGACCGCATACTTGGCCGCAACGAAGCAATAGAGTTTAGTTATGATTTAGATCTTATCAGAGAAACGTCACATAAAGCTTACATAAAAAAGTGGGCGTTAGATACTTGTATTAATCATATAGCTAGAACAATCAGTCAAACGAAATTTGAAATCATTGATGGCGACAGCAAAGATACATCTTCAACAACACATTATAAATTAAACGTTCGCCCCAACACTGATGAGAGTGCTGCAACGTTTTGGCAAAAAGTCATTCGTAAGTTGATTTATGATAATGAAGTTTTAATTGTAGTTACAGATACTAAAGATTTAATCATTGCCGATGATTTTGTGAGAGAAGAATACGCATTATACGACGATATTTTCGACCACATTGTTGTAGGTGAGTTTGAATTTGAACGTTCATTCAGAATGAGTGAAGTAATATACCTTGAATATAACAATGAACCTATTACGAATATGCTATATGGTTTGTTTAGTGATTATGGAGATGTTTTCGGACGTCTGATACGTTCTAATTTAATGAACAACCAAATAAGAGCGACGTTAGAAATGGACGCCAACACCGTTATTAATCAACAAACACAAGAAAACATTCAAAGTTTCATAAACAAAGCGTACGATGCGTTTAGCACTAATGATGTGGCGATTGTTCCTGTTCAAAAAGGTTACAACTACACAGAACATACAAATGACAACACGAGTAGTAAGTCACAGATTGAAGAAATGGCTAAAGTGCCGAATCAGTTGTTGAGTTATGTAGCAAGAAACCTCGGAATACCTTTAGGACTGATAAATGGAGATACTGCCGACATTGAAGCTATGACAGACAACTACATGAAGTTTTGTATCAAGCCAATTATTGAAAAAATTACAGATGAATTAAACGCCAAGTTATTTAGCGAACGAGGATATAAAGAAGGTAAACGAATCAAAGCGATTTCAATTGATCAAAAAGGACCACTAGAGGTAAGTGAGGCAATAGACAAGCTTATAGCTAGTGGTTCATTTAACAGAGATGAAATACGAGTGCTTACAGGATTTGAACCTATCGGAAGTGAAGAAATGCAGAAGTTTATTATCACTAAAAACTATCAAACTGTGGATGAAGCATCTACAAGTAACGAAGGAGGTGATATAAATGGCGAATAATGAAATCGACATCTACGGATTGATTGATAGCTCAACGATTGAAGGTATGACGATAAGTCCTCAAACAGTTCGTGATCAATTAAAAGCTATGGGAGATGTTGATGAAGTCATCGTAAATATTAATAGCAACGGTGGAGACGTGTTTAGTGGTGTAACAATATATAACATGTTAAGACGTTTCGATGCACATATTACTGTTAATGTTGACGGGCTTGCTGCAAGTATCGCATCTGTAATTGCAATGGCAGGCGACACAATCAACATGCCGGGTAATGCGATGTTGATGATACACAATGCTTGGACGGTAGGTGAAGGTGATGCGAGAAGTTTTAAAAAACAAGCTCAAGATTTAGAACGTATTAACAACGTTGTGTTTAATAGTTATACCGATAAGAACCCTGACATTGATCATGCGCTTCTTCAAGATTACATGGATGAAGAAACATGGTTAACTGCTAAAGAAGCTAAAAAAATAGGGCTTATTGATAATATCACTAAAAATTCAAGAGTTGCTGCCGCAGCTACGTCAACAATTTTAGGAGGTGACAAATTAATGAGCAGATACCGTAATGAAGAACCACAACCACAAAAACAAGAAGATGTTTCAGTGGACGATGTAATGACGTTACTAGAGGAAATTAAATCTGATGTAAAAGCAATCCGTCAAGCAGTGGATAAAAAAGAAGATGACCCTCAAAAACAAACGGAAAATAAACCTGTAGAAAATAGTTTTGCACGTTTATTTAATATGAATATCAAATAATAAAGGAGGCCAATTATAATGGCGATTGATTTAGAAAATAAACAAGAATTCCAAAATTCGCAAAAACTTTTAAAAGAGTTTTCAAACATGAGTCCGAATGCTTCTGATGAAGAAGTTAAAGACAAGTATACAGAATACATGAATGCATATTCTGAAGAATTAGCGGGTGCTATTCGTAAGGATATGAAAGCAGAACAAGGTGACAATGCGGTATTAAATGCACGCAATGTTAACCGTTTAACTAATGAAGAGAAAAAATTCTATAATGCATTAGTTTCAGAAGACCAAGTGAATACAGATGTGGGTTATAAAGAAGAAGCTTTATTACCTGAAACAGTTATTGATCGTGTTTTTGATGACATTGAAACAGACCACCCATTATTAAAACACATCAACATCCAACGTACAGGCTTAAAAGCGCGTGTAATTAAAGCACACCCTGAAGGCCAAGTTGTATGGGGTAAAATTTTCTCTGAAATTCGTGGTCAATTAGATGCGACATTCAGTGAACAAGATTTAACACTTGGTAAAGCAACTGCATTTGTTGTTATCCCTAAAGATTTAAAAGATGCTGGCGTTCAATGGGTAGACCGTTTTGTTCGTGCACAAATTAAAGAGGCATTCGCAGTAGCGATTGAAAAAACTGCTTTAGTTGGCGCTGGTAAATCACAACAACAACCTGCTGGATTAATGAAAACTATTAACCGTCAAACTGGTGCAGTAACTGATAAAGCTGCAGTAGGCACTTTAACTTTTGCTAATCCTGAAACATCTATCAAAGAATTAGGCGGCGTAATTGCTGGATTATCTCAAAAAGAAATTTATGATACTGATGGTTCAGTTAAAGACACTAAAAACGTTAGTGTATTAAACAATGTAGTTATCGCTCTAAACCCTGCAGATTACATTTATACACAAGTTGCTTTCATGCAATTAACATCTGCTGGTCAATTTGCCAGTCCGGTACCATTTAACGTTATCTTTGAAGTGTCTGAATTCGTACCACAAGGTAAAGCGGTAGCATTTGATAAATCACGTTACTTCATGGGCGTAGGTTCAGAAGTCATTGTTCGTCAATTTGACCAAACACTAGCTTTAGAAGATTGTGATTTATATACTGCTAAGCAATTTGCATACGGTGAAACAGAAGACGAAAAAGCATCTGCTGTATATAACCTAAACTTATCAGCATCAGGCGCTCCAACTACTAACGATTCACCAGAAGCATAGGAGGTAGAGTATATGGCTAAATTTAAAGTTTTAAAAGCATATAAAGACTTAGAATTGAATAAAGATTTAAAAAAGGATAGCGAAGTAGAAATGACTGTCAAACGTTCTGAAGAAGTTGAAGAAACTTTATCAAACAAAGGGTTTGACGGTCCGTTTTTAGAACGCATCAAAGAAACGAAGTGATTTGAATGGTTACAGATAAACATGTAACTGAATTTAAATCGAGAAATCGTATTTTTTATGACATGGAAAATGAACGTATTAAAAACGATTTAGAAATGTCATATCAAGATATACAAGCTAAATGTGGCCCATTTGAAATGGATGAAAGTTCGTTAGGGCGCGAATTAGTATTTGAACGTACGCGTTACGTATTCAATGATAAGTTAGAAGAATTTCACAACAACTTTTTATCAAGTATTGTTCAATTTCAAATCATAAATATGGAGGTGTCAGATGATGGCACAATCAAATAGAGATTTTGTGGCTGGTGGAGATATGAGAACACCAGTCATTTTTTATAAAGCAATGCCATCAGATGATTTTATGCCTGGCGAAACGGTAGATGAAGTGATTTATCGATGTTTCGCCAATGTATATCCTCCATCGCAAAAGGATTTGGATATGACAGATAAAGAAGCAAGTATAACAATGGTTACGTGGTACCCAATGGACAACGAAATTACTGATGATATGTATTTTGAAATAGCATTACCCCGCTACAAAGGAAAGAAATTCAATGTTATTCAAACTTTTGACGATACAGATCATCACCGTAATTTAAAAGTGATTGGAAGTTTAAAACAATGAGTGTGGAAATTAAAGGTGTCCATCAGATGTTGCGTAAAATCGGCGAGAAATATGGTGAAGGTGAAATGGTTAAAGCACAAGATAAGGCTTTAAGACGAGGATCTAAATACTTTATAAGTGTCTTAAAAACAAATTTCCAAGTTTTCAGAGATACAGGAGCAAGTATTGAGGAGATTGAAGTAACCGACCCTTACTATATATACGGTAAAACAAGAATGGTCAAAGTGCATTGGCAAGGACCAATGAACCGTTACGCAATCATTCATCTTAACGAATGGGGAACAGTGAAAAACCCAACTCCTCGAGGTAAAGGTGCAATTGCTAGAACCATGTTTACTACAGAAAAACCATATAGAGAAATCATAAAACAATCAATGGCAGGTGACTTGTAAAATGTTTGATATGTTGAAAACTTTACAAAAATATTTATTAAAAAACGCAACAGTTGCTCAATATTGTACAGGTCGTATTCGTGCCTATCATTATGATGAAACTGCCGATACATCAGGGCCTTATATTTTAATCACACCTTTAGCTGCACCACAACCATCAACGTATGCAAGTGATGTTTCTTTAACCACAGAATACTTGTATCAAATTGATGTGAGAGGGCCGCAATATGATGTGGTCAAACTTATTCAAGAAGAAATACGCAAAACAATGTGGGACATCGGTTTCAGACAACAAGATGGAATCGATGAATATGACCACGAAATTAAAATATACATGGACGCGCGACGTTATCGTGGCAATCCATACACAATAGATGAATTAAGACATATAGGCTAGTTTTCCATGAGTAATGGAAGGCTATTTTTATGCTCAAAATTAAGGAGGAATTATTAATGGCTAGATATAATGCTGCAACAGGTTTAGGAAAAATGTATTATGCAGTTATCCAAAGTGAAGATGGCAAAAATGTTACAACTTCAAACGTTAAAGAAGTTGACTATGTACAAGAATTAAAAATCGAATTCGGTGAAGAATTAGAAAAAGCTTATGGTTCAAACAAAGTGGCAGAAATTGCTAAATCTGCAGGAGAAACACAATTATCTCTAACTTTCCATAAATTACCAATTGATGTTCAAAAAGACTTATTAGGTTTAATTGAACATGAATCAGCTAAAAACGTTTATGGCTTTGGTAAATCAGCAGGTATCACATACACAGCTGTTGCTATCCCACGTACTATGGAAGATGGCTCTACTGAGTGGTTTGGACTTTCGAAAGGTGTATTTACTCGTCCTGACAAAGAAGGACAAACGAAAGAAGATAAAGTAGAATTCGGTTCGGATGAAATTGAAGGTCAATTCATGGAACGTTACGTTGACGGATTCACTGAAGAATTAGCAGTTATGATGGCTTATGATCCAAAAGGTTCAACTGAAGGTCGTGACGCTATCTTTTCTTCAATTTTCGGCGCAGAGAAAACGTTTGATAAAGTTCAGACTGGTGCTGAACCATTAGCAGTACCGGCAACTGATGACGCTCAACCTGAAGCATAAGGATTATTAGACGACTTCGGTCGTCTATTTTTGTATACAAAAATAAAAAACTAATTATTCGGACGAATAGAAAACCCGATGAAAAGGAGAATATAAACTATGGCAGTTAAAAAATATATTGAATTACAAGATGAAAACGGAGAAATCAAAAAGTACCATGCGCCTGCTTTTATTAAAGGTAGCGTGGCACGTAAAGGTTTCAAATTAGGTAAAGAATTCCAAAAACTTGAAAACGATGGTGGAGAATTTGACGATGAATTATTAGATAAGTTATATGGCTTTGTAGCTCACGACTTATATGATGACCAATTTACACCAGAACAGTTTGAAGATGGTTTAGATGCACGTGATGTGTTACGTGTGGCAATGGAACAATTATCAGGTATTTTAGGTGACGAGGGAAAGACAACGAAATAGACGACTCGCGTTTAAAACCTGAAGACTTTACTTACGAAAAACAATCTGAATATCTTGATACGTTATATAAAGAATTGATGGAGAATGGTTGGAAAATGCCGGAGATTGACAACACGGATATATACCAACTTCTCCGAATTATGAATGATAAAAAAGATGCAAAAACTAAGAAAGTAGGGGCAAACGAATCATTAATAGCTGCGATAACCGGCAAAGACCCTAGAGAAGAGGGAGCGTGATTTGCTCCCTCTTTTTTTGTATCAAAAATTTTGAAGAAAGGAGAGTGAATATATGGCACACGAAAAAATCGAAGGTTTTACAATCGACCTCGGGCTTGACACTTCAGATATCGACAAAGGAATGGCTAACTTAAAGCGTAAGTTACAAACTACCGACGCTGAAATGAAGAAAAACCTTTCGACATTTGATAAAGCCGAAAGATCAGTTGAAAAGTATGAAACTGAAATTGAAAGTTTAAATAAAAAACTCACTCAACAAGGTAGAGCGAGTGAACAAGCGCAGAAAAAAGTTGACCAACTCAAACGTGCACAAGAAAGTGCAAATGACAAGTTAGAAGAGGCTGCTAAATCTGCACAAAGTGCTAAGAGAAATTATGAATCGTTATCTAAAACATATAGCGAATTAGACAACAAACTTAAACAATATAAGAAGAATGTTAGCGATGCTCAAAATGCACAAAAACAAATGCAAAACACAGTCACAGCTTTAAGTGCTAAGATGAGAAACGCTAAAAGCTCTGTAGATAGCTTACAACAAGAGTTTGATGAGTTGAAAAATTCGGGGAATGCATCTGAAAGAGAATTAGAGGCATTAGGTCGTCAACTTACAACTGCAAAAACTGAATATAACAATTTATCTCGTTCTGTTGATAGTGCTAAACGTGATTTGAATGAATCTAAAGTAGCCACAGTTAATGCAAAAAACGCTTTGCAAGATTTTAGTGATGCAAACCGTGAGGCAATGACTACTGCTAAAGCTGCGATGAGTTCAGCTAAAAAAGATGCAGACCAAGCTGAGCGTTCATATGCTGCATTAAATAGAGAAGTATCACAATTACCTTCTAAGTTGGATAAAGCTTCTATTTCAGCTTTAAAAGAGGCCACAGCATACAATGTATTGCAAGGACGTATTGACGAAACAACTGACGAACTCAAAGCGTTTGAGCGTGAGCAAATAAAAGCTGCAGGTATAAGTGGTATGTTTGCACGTATGGGTAATGCATGGACAGAAACTCAACGAAAAATCGATGCTATTGGCGATAGTTTCCGTAACGTAGGTTATGTGGTTAATGGTATAGGTTTTGGTGGCTTAGTTTCCAATATTAGTACCGTTATTCCTGTAGCTGGAAGTGCAGTGAGTGCGATTGCTGGTATCGGTGGTGCAGCAACTGCAGCAACAGGTGGAGCTATTGGCATGGCTGGTGTTTATGGTACTGCGTTGGGTGCTATTACAGCCTTTAGTGGACAAGCAACGACAGCTTTAAAGATGTTAGAAGAGGGACAACTAGCCGTTACAGCAGAAGTTACACGTTATAAAGCATCTTTGAGTGGTTTGCAGAACCAATGGAAAGGTTTAGTACAAGCGAATCAAGCTGCAATATTCAACACAATGTCTAATGGTATTAATATAGCACGTATTGCGTTAACAAGACTTACACCTTTCATTACTAAAACTACAAATCAGATTGCTGCAGCATCAGGGCGTATGAGAGATTGGGTAAAATCATCACAAAATGCGAACAACGCATTCAAAATGATCAATAACATCGGACCTCCTATATTCCAAAATATTTTAAACTCTGCAATAAAAGTCGGAGACGGACTCACACACATATTCACTCAATTTGGTCCGTTATTCTCATGGACAGGACAACAATTAGAAGGATTAGCAAACAAATTTAATAAATTCGCAAATAGTAGCCAAACAGATAAAGGTATAGCAAGATTTATTGATTATACAAAAACAAACCTACCCATTGTGGGTAGAATATTCGGCAATGTATTTAGTGGAATATTTAGTTTGTTCGGCGCCTTTGCAGGACATTCACATAAAGTTTTAGTAGGAATGGAAGGAGTAACTAAATCTTTTAAAGAATGGGCTGCAAACTTAAAAAACACAGAAGGTTTCAAAAACTTTTTGAAATATTTAGAAGAAAATGGACCTGTTGTTTGGCAATTACTTAAAAATATTGGCAGTATCATCGTCGGAATTGTAAAAGGGATGGCTCCAGTAGGGGCTGTAATGTTGAGAGTTACAACAGCAATCACAGGCTTCATCGCTAAAGTTGTAAATGCCCATCCGGCTGTTGGTGCTTTATTAGGCGTTTTAACGGTAATGGGTGGTGCATTAATGTCATTAGTGCCTCAATTCGCTATTTTTAGAACGGCTTTATTAGCTGCAACTGGTGCTGAAACATTATTCGGCAAAGCTGGAGCGTTTGCTGCATTTAAAACTAAAATAGCAAGTGCCGCCACGGTAGTGTGGACAGGTGTTACTAAAGCTGCAGCGTTAGCTACACGTGGTTTAGGTTTAGCAATTCGTTTTATGACTGGTCCGGTAGGTATCGTCATTACAATTATTGGTGCTTTAACTGCTGCAATTATATACTTGTGGAAAAACAACGCAACTTTCAGAAACTTTGTAATTACTGCCTGGAATTCCATTAAAGCTGCAGCAATTGCTACATTCGGATTTTTGAAACCATATATCATCGGTATTTGGAATGGAATCAAAACAGTATCAATCGCAGTATGGAACGGATTAAAAATGGCTGCAGTAGCAACATGGAATGGAATTAAATTTGCAATATTACATCCTATTCAAGCTTTAAGAGCGGGAATGCTAGCAATATGGAACGGCATTAAATTTGTAAGTGTAGCGGTATGGAACGGTATTAAAAATTCAGTAATGACGATAATTAGAGTTTGGTTAGCATTAGTAAAGGCTGAATTCAGAATTTTACGTGCTTTCTTTAGTGCTATATGGAATGGCATCAAAACCGTTTCAGTCATAGTTTGGACTGCTATTAAAAACGTTGTTTTAACTCTAGTTAGAAGTTTAATCAAAGGTATTAAAGTAGTCATGAGCGGTTTAAGAGCGTTCGTATCTGCAGTGTGGAACGGCATAAAAGCTGTATCTATTCGAGTTTGGACTGCTATTAAAAATAGTGTATTAACATCAGTTCGAGCATTGAATACTGGAATTCGTCGAATCATTTCAACATTGCGCACTTGGATTGTTGCAGCTTGGAATTTTATTAAAAATAAGACGGTTGCAATAGTTAGATCAATGGGTGCTACTGTCAAAAGATTGTTCACTTCAATGTGGAATGGCATTAAAAAAGTAATGTCTGTGTTACGTACTTGGATTGTTAAAGCTTGGACGTTTGTTAAAAACAAAACGATCGCTATTGTAAAGGCCATGTACAACAACATTAAGCGTTGGTTTAATAACATCTGGAAGTTCACTAAATCAGTATTTACTAAACTCAAAAATTGGACGGTTAAACTTTGGACTTCTGTTAAAAATAAAGTAACTTCAATCATTAGATCTTGGTACAACAATACTAAGAGATGGTTTAATAACATATGGAAATTCACTAAATCAATTTTTTCTCGATTGAAGAACTGGACAGTCAAAACATGGAATTCCTTAAAAAATAAAGTAGTATCCATCATCAAATCTTGGTATAACAACGTTAAGCGTTGGTTCAACAATATTTGGAAACTAACTAAATCAATTTTTAGTAGATTGAAAAATTGGCTTGTTAATACTTGGAAGAAAATTAAAAATTCAGTTGTTAACATCATTAAATCTCTTTGGAGTGGCATTAAAAGAGTATGGAGTGCCTTAAGTAACGGAACAAAACGAACTTTTAGCAGAGTTAAAAGCAATATGATTAACACTTGGAAATCAATTAAAAATTCAGTTGTTAATTTAGCTAAATCGCTTTGGTCTAAAGTTCGTGGTACATTTAACGCTATGGCTAGTGGTCTCAGAAATATCATAGGCAAAATCAAAGGCCATATCGGCGGAATGGTAAATGCTATCAAAAAAGGATTAAATAAATTAATCGGTGGTGTGAACTGGGTAGCCGGAAAACTTGGCATGGACAAACTACCTAAGATTAAATTGTCCACTGGTACTGAAAGTACACATACTCAAAGTTACATCACAAAAGGCAAGCTAAACCAAAATACACTAGCCACTGTGGGAGATAAAGGAAAAGGTAATGGTCCTGGAGGATTTAGACATGAAACAGTTATTCCTCCTAAAGGGAAACCATTTATTACCCCTGCTAAAGATACAACTATGCCACTACAAAAAGGCACACGTATTTTAAATGGTGCTCAAACACACGCAATGTTAAATAGACCACAATTTAATACAGGAACTATTCCCAAATTCAGTATTGGTTCGATGTTAGGCAATCTCATCGGTGGAGGAAAAAAACCTAAAAAAGAAAAACATAGTAAAGCTAATGATTCAGATAGTTCACTAGGTAGTAAGTTAGGCAATATGTGGGGTGGCGTTAAAGGTGCGGCCGCTAAAGTCGGTGGCAAAGTTTTAGGTGGTGTCAATACTGCTGTACAAACTGGTAAAGGTATGGCTAAGATTGCAAGTAAAGCCATTGGAGATGTACTTGATTACATCGAAAAGCCGGGTAAATTAGTCAATAAAGTCTTCGATATCTTTGGTATTAATATTGGTAGTTTCGGAATCCCTAAAGGTGCTGAATTACCTTTTAATATGATGAAAGGTATGTTTGGCAAACTTAAAAAAGGTACTATAGATAAAGTTAAAGATTGGCTTGAAGAAGCAGGTGGCGGTGATGGTGGATATATTAAATATTTAGATAACATCACAACGCCATATAGTCCTAATGGTCCACCTCCTGGATATGCATTCAGTTGGCCTCACCCGGGTATCGACTTACCTTACAAATATGAACCTGTTTATTCGACAATTAGCGGTACAGCACACACAAAAGAAATGCCAGGTGGTTTTGGACACTACATTTCTGTTATTGGCGGCGCACTTGAAGTAATTTATGGTCATTTAAGTAAGTGGCTTGTTAAAAATGGGCAAAAAGTTCATCCTGGTACAAAACTTGGTATCTCTGGTAATACAGGCGCTAGTACAGGACCTCACTTACACTATGAAATGCATAGAAATGGTAAACCTATTGACCCTGTTAAGTGGTTGAAATCACATAACGGTGGTGGCAAGTCTGGGGGTAGTCGTGCAGCAAGTGCATGGCGACCTGAAGTTGTTAAAGCGTTAAGAGCCAATCATCTGCCTACTTCCGGTGCTTATGTTAATGCTTGGATTAGACAAATAGATAGTGAGTCAAGTGGTAATGCTGGCGCACGCCAAGGCATACGCGATATAAATAGTGGCGGTAATGAAGCTCAAGGTTTAGTACAGGTTACGCCTTCTACATTCAGAGCATTTAAAATGCCTGGACATGGTAATATCCTTAATGGTTTAGACAACTTAATGGCTGGTATTCATTATGCTAAATCAAGATACGGTGGTAGTATGCTTAGCGTCATCGGTCACGGTCACGGTTATGCTACTGGCGGACTTATTAAAAACTCTGGTTGGTATAATATTGCAGAAGGTGGATATCCTGAATGGGTAATCCCTACAGACCCTAACCGTCGTACAGATGCAATGAAATTACTTGCATTAGCCGCAAAAGATATCCAAGGTTCAAAAACTAAAGGAAACAAACGCCCTAGTGCGTTTAGTAGTAAAAGTGTATCTAGTAACAGTAATGATACTGAGTTACTACTTAGAATGATTGAAGGACAACAACAACAAATTTCACTACTTATGCAACTAGCTCGTAGTAACCAAGAAATAGCAGACAAAGACTTTAACCCTACCATTGATCAATTCACACACGAAAAACAAGTTTTCAACTCTATAGACAAATACAATAGACAAAAATCAAGAAAGGCAAAATTTAAACCGGCAGGAGGTTAGATAATGCTCGATACAATTAAAGTTAACGATAAAACACTTCCGTGGTTGATAGTTGAAAGAGGGTTTGCAATACCCTCTTTTAATTTTGCCTTAGAAACTGAGGAAGTAGCCGGTAGACCCGGCAGTATTATAAAAAATAGAAATTTAAAAGAATATCGTTTTGAACTACCACTAATCGTGCGCAACGATTATATTTCACACGGTGGTATGAAAGATATTAATGATGTAACAAATGAATTAGTTAAATTTTTCAATTATGATGAACCGGTTAGATTGCAATTCACATCTCAGAATTGGTATTGGAACGCATATATAGAAGGTCCTATAGAATTAGATAAAGATAGGATAGGTTTTTGGTCGTTTAAAGTTAATGTGGTAATTACAGACCCTTACAAATACGCCGTTGAAGGTACAAAAAACACAGCTATTTCAGACCAAGTTAGTGCAGTTAATACAGGTACAGCAGATACACCTGTTATTGTACAAGCTACGGCATTGAAAAACGCTAGCTATTATATGATTACTAAAAATGATGAAGATTATTTCATGATAGGTGACGATGATTTAGATAAACCAGTCGAAGATTATACTCCAACATTGTGGAATAATGAAATGCGTAATTTTACAGGGTGGACAAAACAAACAGCTAGTACCAATATAGACGGTTATACCGGAGGAACAACTGGTGGAGGTATGGAACTTTCCGGTTCTAAAGACTCATTTGTATTAAAACAAGATACAATCACCTCTACAACAGGTTGGAATGGTGCAGAATATAAACACAGTTTTGGTAAATCTGCTCAAGATTTTGTTTCTACTTGTAAAATTCACGTCAATCAAAAAAAGAAAGGTTCAACCCATTTTGCTCAATACTTATATGATACTGACAACCGTTTGATTGCCAGTATTGGTTATCGTAACACTAGAGCTAGTCAAGCGATAGGGAGTATTGTAATAACATTGTTCGACCAGTTAGGACAGCAAAAGAAAATATATGAATATACAAACCTTCCTATGTTTTACAAGTGGGAAGATATCGTATTGTATATGCGTTTAGAGCGTTCTGGGACAACGTTTAAAATCAAAACTTGGAAATATAAAGAACTTGAATATCCAAAACGTGTCATACCAGTAGATGTACACGAAAAACAATGGAAAGATAGTGGGAAATTCTATCAACGCCCTATTGCAGCAGTTAGTGTTTATGTTGCTAAAAACGGTAGTTATTACCACATGCCTACGTATGTGTTAGGTAGCTATACCCACGAGAAGTTGCCTAAACCACCTAAAGCTCGTGACATGATTATAAAAAAAGGTGATGTGATTAACATTAATACGCAAGATAAGACGGTTACAATTAACGAAGATCCTTCACTTGATTTAAAAACGTTTGGTAGCGACTTTTTTAATATAGATAGCGGCTATAATGAATGTATTATCTATCCTGAAGGTACTTTTGATACCACACTTTATTGGCAAGATAGATATTATTAAGGAGGTGACAAATTGAAAAATTTAGGTATTCATGTATTAGATTTCAATGACAAAATCATTGATTATATAAGTCGTGATGATGGCGCTTTAATACATGCTGTAATAAGCAACAACGCAGAAGAAAAATCGGAAACTTTTGATTTTACTGTTGTTAATAAACGTGCAGACAAATTACGAGAGCGCAACCGTATTATCGCTCAAGATAACAATGGCACTTATCGAGAGTTTGTTATATCACATGTTGTTGACAACTTTGACGGTACAACTGATATTGAGAGTAACGCATCGTACCTAGAAGATATTGACAAGTCAAAACCTATAAAACCCGGAAAATTTAGTGCTTATAGTACATCACAAGCTCTAAATGATACGTTACGCAACACGGGGTGGGAAATATCAGAAGACACTGAACATGGAGGCATGCGCACAACTAGTTGGACATCTTATTCTACGCCTTATGAAGTCATTAATATGTTATGCACGACATATGGTATGGTTGCAGATTATTCCATTGAACTTGGTTCGCATACAGTTGAGCATAGATATGTAACACTTAAGCAACCTGTAAGTTTATTCAAAGGCAAAGAAATCACAAAAGGTAAAGATTTAACAGAGATGACACGTACCGTTGATATGTCAGAAGTACGGACTGCACTATATGCCATTGGTCCAGAAAACGATAAAGGTGAACGTATTAGTGTTGTTGTTAAAGATGACGAGGCACAAGCTCAGTTTGGTTTGCCGGGTCGTTATTTATGGAATGTTTATGAACCAGAATCAGATGACAGTAGTATGACGGAAGAACGTTTAACTACGTTAGCTCAAACAGAATTAAATAAGCGTAATCAATCTGCTATTAGTTATGAAATTAGTTCTATTGATATTCATAAGCACTATCCCGAAATGGTTGTATCTATGCACGATACGGTCAGAATTAAAGATAGAGATTTCAGACCTCCTCTTTATATTGAGGCTGAAGTTATTGGCGTTGATTATGATTTAATACTTGATGAAAGCACTTATAAATTCGGTAACGTTGTTGAATATGACGAAAGTAGTTTAAGAAGTGTATTTGACAAAAAAATAGATGAGATACGTAAGAAACTAAACGACAACGTAACAAACATTAATACAATCGTAAATGACGCGATCGAGGGCGAGCTCGAATATTACGAACGCAAAATCATTAAATCTGATACAGCACCAGACAACCCAGTTGAAGATATGCTTTGGTATGACACGAGCAATCCTAACGTTGCAGTGCTTAAACGTTATCACAACGGCGAATGGTTAAATGAGACGGCTAAAGATGTTGAGCAGCTAGGCGGTATGACACGAGAACACGTGTTATACAACTCAATAACTAACACATTCCAAAACTTAAATATTCAACATTCTAAGTTACTTGAAGAAGTTTCATCACTACTCAATAACGAATATTTAGTAGACAGCGATATTAGAAACGCATTAAATAATGCACAAGATAATCTTGTAGGCGTATACCAACAAATCAAAGACAATCTTGATAGTATGAACGAAGATACGGCGACAATCGGCAAATTGATTGATACGCAAGCGTTATTCTTAACATACCGCGAAAGATTGCAAGATTTATACAGAGCCATGAGAGACGCGCAAGTGAGCGCAGACAAACGTCTTAAATTACTTCAATCACAATATACTGATGAAAAATTTAATGACGCTATGGACGAAGTAGCTAGAGCATTGCCTAACGGTCATTGGGATAGTGAAAAAGGACAATTGACGGCAGATTTTCCGAATGGCGAAGAATTAGAAAAGTTACGCCAATCATTACAAGAATATACAGAAGGCAAAATAAGTGATTTAAAAGACGTTGTAGGCAAAGAAATTGATAGCAGGATAAATAATACCAAAGAAGAAATAAGCGCGCATATAGGCACTGTAGAACGCAAAATAGACGGGCTTGAAGTTGGAGGCCGTAACTTATTAGAGAATAGCGCGAATATCAAAAAGAGTTTAGACGACGAAACAGACGGACTAAATCAATTATTTAGACTAGACATTACGCATATTCACGACAAAGTTAAACTAGGCGATGACATCACGATTAGTTTTGATGTTCAAATGCAAAAAGGTAACATATTGAAAGTGTATGACACGAACAATTATTATGATTTTATGCTTGGAACTCAGCAACTTAATGATATAGGCACCGATAAACAACGAGTAAAATTACATTACACACTTACTGAGGCAAACAAAGCAACGAATGATTGGTTATTAGATTTTTATAATGATAATGACGCAACGGACAAATTTACAATTGAAAACATCAAGATTGAAAAAGGCACAGTCGCTACTGATTGGACGCCAGCGCCGGAAGATATGCAAAACGATATTGATAGGACTGTCGAGCCATTAAAAGCACGTGTGACAAACACAGAAAGCGACATCAAAGTGCTACAAGACGGCTTGAGGTTATCAGCTACTAAAAACGATGTTGAGCAAACGTTAAATGAACAGTTAAAGCCTATTAAAAATCAAGTTGAGGAAAACAAAGCGACTTTAGATGTGCTACCTAACGAGATTAACAGTAAGGTATCTAAAGAAGATTACATCACAGACCAAAACAACGTCGTTCAAAGATTAAATACCGCAGATAGTGAACGTAAACAGTTATCTAACTCAATTGAAGATAGAGTTACACTCAAGCAATTTGAAGATATGACTGTTGGAGGGCGTAACTATTTAGCATTAGACAACTTTGAAAATGGTACGTTTAAACTTAATGACGGTACGCCCGTAGGCTCAGACACTACACGAGTAAGAAATGTTGATTATATAGACGTTGAGCCAGTTAACTACATCATTAAAGTTAACAACCCGCTCGAAAACAGAAAAATACAAGTGAACTTTTATCAATACGATAATGAATACAACTTAGTTAAAAATAGTGGCTTTGTTGATGTAGATGATACGTTCAGTTATGTGTTTGATAGTGGCGTAGCTAAGACAAAACTATTAATACGCGCTGAAGATAACAACGATTTAAGCATTGAAGATGTAGCAAACGCGCACATTAAGCTAGAAAAAGGTACTGTGCCAACGGATTACGACACAGACCCTAGCGAAACATCAAGAAAACTTACACAACTAGACACAGCAGTTACGCAAAACGGTAAAGATATTCAGTTACGCGCAACGAAACAAGAATTTAATTCAACTAACAAAACACTGAGTAAGACGATTTCAGATTTCACTAACAACGTAGCAACAGGTATGACGTTCACTTACGATGAAAACGGCACGATACAAAGTATGAACATCGGGAAAGACGGCATTAAGTTACGTGGCGACAGGGTAGACATTACCGTTAACAAAGACTTCAATGTTGTAGCTCAAAACTTAAATGATAAAGTCGGTAAAGATGAAGTAATCAACCGATTGAATTTAAGCCCAGAAGGATTAGATATCGACGTAAACAAAATAGGTATACGTGGTGGGGATAACACCAATTACATCTATTTAAGCCAAGATAAAATCGAAATGGCTGGTACATTCCAAAGAACGTTCCGTGGTAATACACAAAAAGATAATGTATTCATGAGGGCGCAAGGTGGATATTTAAGATTTAGAAATAACGTACAAAATAGATCACTTTATTTTTCAGATTTTGGTATTTCAACCTATATAGATGGGGATAGCAATGAGGCGTCCGGCACATTGCAATTCTTTGATTACACGTATTCGCCAAGCGATAGCACTAGAGGTGTTACATTAAATAGTGCGAATGGTGCGGTAGCGTTAAACTCAGAACGTAACAGAATAGTGCTAGACGCAAATGCGACGGTCAATATCGAAAGTGAAACAAGTTCGGTCTATATTAGACCTATGAAAAACACTCGTACAGGGAATAACGAATTTACTTTTTACATCAAAGATAACGACAGTGGCGCTGATACTGACGGTGTAATCAAATTTGGTAACGTATCAAGTTCGACTTCTCAATACGGTTCCGGTCTAAGATTTAGTAAAAGTTCTAAAGATAATATTATCTATGCCACTAATAAAGACGGTGATATTGGTACAGGCAGTTTTTATGGCAGTCGATTTTATGGCGACTTAGCCGCTAAAAACGATTTTGCTTACGTACAAACAGCACCCGGCGGCCGTTTACGTATTGTTGACGAAAAAGGTTATAACGACGGAAACCCTAACTATCAAGATTTACAGTGTCACTATATCCAAGCTGATTCAATAAGATTAAATTCAAACAAAAACTTTTATATAGGTGTCTCGACCGGTGAACTGTGGGTAACAAATAACTTGTTATGGAACGGCGGTGATTATGGCCTTAAACCAGTTAGAGCAAGCGACTTCATTAAAGGTTCGGCCGCAGAACTAAAAAAAGAAATAAACGAATGGAATTACGACGCTTTAAGTGTTATTGCTGATGAATTACAGATGTACAGTTACAAATACAAAGACGACGAACAAGAAACAATACATCACGGGCCAGTTATTGGCGATAACTACAATATTCCGGTAGAATTTGTCTTTGGAAACGGAGTAAACACAAACGAAATGCTGTCTTGGGCTTTAAGAGCGATACAACAATTAAACGAAAAAGTTAAGGTATTGGAGGAACAAAATAATGGAAAATAATAATCAAGGATTACAAGCAAACCCACAAATTACAATTAATTATTTAACACAAGAGGTTGCGAAGTTAACGCAAGAGAACGCAATGTTAAAAGCAATCATACAAGAACAAAACGAAAATAAAGAACAACCACGTGCCGTTGAAGAGTAATCAATGGCACTATTTTTATACTTAATTTAAGGAGGTCATTTTAAATGGCGAACGAAATAGTAACTAGAACAGAAAGAATTATCCTTGTACAAGTGAATAAGAACACAAAAGAGGAACGTGTTTTACTTAAAGATAGATACGGCGGTGGTTTCCAACCAACATACACTGTCGCTAACGCAACACCATTTAACAAACAAGAGGACGCAGAAAAGATTTCTCAAACACTTAACATGCTTTACAACATGACTGAATCAGAGTTTGAATGTCATGTAGCTAAAGAAATTGTTGAGCGTACTTATTTAGACGGCGGACTAACGGAAAACGATAAAAATACCGAAGATCCAACATCTAACGTGAGTGAATAATTTCTATCACAGGGCGTTTCTTACGCCCTTTTAATTTATTACGAAAGGAGACGAGTAATGATAAAGAGGTTATTACAATTACACCCTAATGAAATTTTTGTTAAATTATTCGTCATTCTTTTAGCTGGTTTAGGCTTGGTCCGTTCTTTGAACTGGATATCAGCACGTACCGAAACTCTTAAACATGTATCTGATCTATATGTCAAAATGAGCAAATATATGGATATTGATACTGTAGGTTGGTTGCTTTTCTTGTTTTCGATCGTTCTATTTTTAAGCGCGTTCTTTGATAACACCACGGGTTATATATTGCTTATTGTTGGATCAGTGCCGTGTGGTATTATTCACATCGCTTTCGGTATGATAAGCGTTGAATCTGCGAATGTTTCCTCAACATATTACATTAATATGTTGATTGGTTTCATTCAAATTCTAGTAGCGATTAATGGGGCGTTTTCTATATGGAAAATCAAAAACTTATAGAACACCGCTTAAATGCCCATGATGAACGCGCAAGAAATCAAGAGAAGCAAATAACAGAGATTGAATCAGAATTGAAAAAGCTAAAAGAACGTGAGAATGACAGATATATAGAAATGTCAAAAATGAACGCAAAATTAGACACTGATACCAAAAACACTAAAGAAGTTGTTGATAGATTGGTAAACAGTGTCGAAAAGTTGGTTGTTAAAATCGACGATATGACTAAAAATTATTCTGAATATAGTTCAGTGGTTGAACGTAGATTTAGCAAGGTAGAAAACCGCGTTTCAAACATTCTCAACGATAAAGAGGTTAAAGCAAACACATTAAACAGCATAGAAGATGAAGGAAAAACAATGGGCAAAGCTACATTTACAACAATAACGATTTCTATAATCGGAGTTATCGAGGTATTCGTTAGATATGTAGCGCCGTTGTTCTTTAAATAAGACAAAAGTATTTTTAAGTCGACACAGCAGTGTCGGCTTTTTATATTGGAGGATATTGTATGAATTGGAAATTAAGATTTAAAAATAAAGCAATATTAACCGGTTTAGTAGGTGCGGTATTGCTGTTTATTAAACAAGTAACAGAGTTGTTTGGTTTAGACTTATCCAATCAATTAGAACAAATTAGTGGTTTAATAGGTACGATACTAACACTATTAGCTGGTTTAGGTGTTATTGTAGATCCAACTAGCAAAGGTGTAAAAGATAGCGGTATTGTACAAACATATAGTGAACCACGGGATAGCCAAAACCCTAACGAATTTGTAGAGTGGCAAAGTAACAAAAATGATACAAACGAATTAGTACCAGAAACTAACGAAAAAACTCCCGATCATCATGATACATCTCAACCGTTTACTGACGATAGTGATGAAATAGAATGGGATGTAGCAGATTATGAAAATAACGAAGATTTAATGTATGGACAATCTCGTTTACACGAGGAGGTTAAATAATGGTTGCAAACTTAACAGAAAAAGAAGCTGTTAAATACATTCACAGTTTAGAAGGTAAAGGTTGGGACTTCGATGGAAGTTGGGGATGGCAATGCTTCGATGAAGCAAATATGTATTGGTATGAATTATTTGGTCATGGATTAAAAGGAGAAGGTGCTGCAGACATCCCTAACGTCAACAATTTCAAAGGTGAAGCAACTGTTTATCAAAACACGGTTGAATTCAAAGCGAAGGCTGGAGATGTAGTTGTTTTCAATCGAAATTATGGTGGTGGTTATGGCCATGTGGCTATTGTTTTAGATGGTAACCACGATGGGAGTTATAATCAATTTCTATCTTTAGACCAAAATTGGTTTGGTGGCGGACTTGCTAAAACAGAAGTAGCTCAACGCATAATTCACAATTACGATTTCCCTATGTGGTTTATCCGTCCTAAATATAAAAAAGAAGGACAAACACGTTCTGTTCAATCTGTAACAAAAAATAGTAAAAAAACTAAAAAAGTGACACGTAAAGCTAAAAAGCTAAATTACTTTAAAGATTATGTAAAAGGCTATAACTTACCTAAACGTGGTTATAACCCAAAATTTATTGTTATCCATAATGATGCTGGTAGTAAAGGAGCGACTGCAGAGGCGTACAGAAACGGACTGGTTAATGCACCACTATCAAGATTAGAGGCAGGAATAGCACACAGTTATGTTAGTGGTAGTACAGTTTGGCAGGCGCTAGACGAAAGTCAAATTGGTTGGCACACTGCTAATCAATATGGGAACAAGAACGGATACGGTATAGAGGTTTGTCAGTCTATTGGTGCAGACAACAAAACATTTTTACAAAACGAGCAAACAACGTTCCAAGAATGTGCTAGATTGTTAAAAAAATGGGGGTTAAAAGCGAATAGAAATACAATAAGATTACACAATGAATTTACATCTACAAGTTGTCCACATCGAAGTAGTGAATTGCATACAGGTTTTAATCCTGTTACACAGGGGGCATTGCCTAAAGATAAACAGCTTAAATTAAAAGATTACTTTATTAAACAAATAAGAACCTATATGAAAGGTGAGATCCCAACTGCAACCGTAGTAAAAGGTTCTAAAGCATCAAGCAATACAGTATCGACTGTTGCAGGTGCATGGAAACGTAACAGCTACGGCACATGGTATATGAGTGAAAAATCAAGATTCACAAATGGTGGTTCACCTATTATGGTTAGAACGGTTGGACCTTTCAGAAGTTGTCCGTACGCTTACGACTTTCAGCCTGGAGGCTATTGCGACTATGACGAAGTTATACTACAAGATAATCATGTTTGGGTTGGTTATGATTGGAAAGGTCAACGTTATTACTTACCGATCAGAACATGGAATGGTGTAGCTCCTCCCAACCAAAGTGTTGGTGAGTTATGGGGAACTATTAATTAATCTGTTATAATAAAATTACCACGTCATCAAGGGTAGTCCTAGCGACTGCCCTGTTTTTTTATGCTTAAAATTAATTATGACAAAATACATAAAAACAGTTGTGTTATGCCATAAGTCATAGTATAATATATTTAGGAGGTGAGGGAGTGAGGATAAAAATAAAAGCACCCAAAAGCTTTAAATGTTCAATCAAAGTAAACTTGGTCGTTGTACAATTTGAACTAGCTTTTGAGTACTAAACAGATGAGGGGCTTGTCCCCTCTTCAATATAATATAACACATTCCTCATTCTAAATATATGAAAATTAATATTAGACAATCTACCAAAAAAGAGTTTGTTACAGGTTTAATAGCATGGGCAGTAATCATTACTATCATTTGGGTGGTGTTAAAATGAGAGAATTAATTCAACAATTACTTGATAGTGAATTGAGCAGTTTGTATATATCTAAGCAAACAGGTGTGACACAAAGTACTATATATAGAATGCGAAATAAGATGCGATCATTAGATAACTTGTCATTAAAGAACGCTGAATTATTATATGATTTTGCTAAAAAGATGTTTGAAAAAAATAAAAAATAAGCATGCATATGGTATAATATACCTAGCAATTAAAAATAATCGTTATGAATAGCGTTATTTAGTTTCTAATAAATTATATTTCCCAACCACGTCAAAAAAAGGCGTGGTTATTTTATTCACGTGTCAAATACGTGTCAAAATAGTTATATTTACTTAGATTTATTTATAAAACAAAATGCTAAAAACAGCGTAGTTAAGCCATTTTATAGTTTGTTAAAAATCAACTGTC